TGTGCCCTCAGGAGACTTAAATTGTCGCCTGCGGAAGCAATGGCACACATTGGGATTGTATGTGGTGATGATGGATATATGCGTAACCGCCCGGGCCTAAAGGCCGCTCTAGAAGCAGTTTGCAATGACTTAGGCCTGCAGCTAAAACCGGAGGAACATACTGAAGGCCCCTATCCTTATTTGGGCCGGTTCTTCTGTGATCCAGCACGCTGCAGCAGCTCATTTCAAGACCCTATGCGAACTCTGGCTAAATTACATTTATCAACTAATAGCCAGGTCTCAGCCGCACAAGCCCGAGTCAATAAAAGCTTGGGATATCTATCCACTGATGCACTTACCCCATTAATTGGAGAGTATTGCCGCCTCAATTTGAAACCCCACCCAGGTGATGAGCCCGGGACGGACTACGGTGGCAAATCATTTAGTGGCGCTGAGACGTTTAAAATGAGTGAGGCTTGGCCTCAAGACCCCGATGACAAGGACCTGATTGACCAACAGGTCGCAAAACTTTGTAGGCTTGAAGCCCTCGAATTGGCACAGATGGTCAAAATTCTGCAAGACTGTGCTGATTACACACAGGTGCCCCTTCTTTTCGACAACGAACGTATGACCAAGATCGTAGCCGAGGTCGATGGAGAACTTGAGTACCCCGAGGGCAATCGTTCGAAAGAACTCCCCAGTGAATCAAAAACTGAGAGCAATGAGTCAAAATCAGAACGACCTACAAAGAGCGACAGCCAAACACCAGGAGCGGATCGACCGCGCCATATGGAAGTTAGTGGAGGACCTCGTAAGGAAAACCGCATCACTGAACCAGTCAAGACTGGAGTTCGGAATGCCGGAAATCCAAATCGACAGCGCCGACATAAACCTAAAGGTGTACGAGCTCATAACGGCGATGAAAGGAGAAATCCAGAATCCACCGGAACCGAGCGGGTTGTTCGCAGCGATTGCGGCGCTACTGCGCCCAAACGCCCCGGTGGCAACACGAACACGTGAGGAAGTGTTCCTGGATCAGCTAAAAGAGCTGATAGACCGCCACCGAAACTAGCTGTGCAAAAACACAGCTTGGGTAATGGACGTAAGAACTAATTTTTAATCCATACCCGCCGCGTGCAAAGCACGTTTCCAAC